AACATTCAACATGAATTTCTTGTTGGGCAAGAATTAGTTGTAACTCCTTTATGGTTTCAGCCTGTTCTCTTAGCATTTTTACTGCCGCCTTTACCTCACGATACCTAAAGCCTTTTGTATCCATTGCATCAGCTAATTCGTAGGCAGTTAATGTCTTGCCTTTAATGCTTTCTTTATGTGCATCATAGTTGTTCATTTCTCTTGTGCCTTTCTTAGTATTGCTCTAGCGAAAAGAATTGCGTATTTGTCCACAGTTTTCATATCAAAATAAGTTTTATACACTTCTTCTATTTCCTCATCTGTTAGTGTCTTTGCTTTCAACGCCTCTATTTCAGCTTGATGTAGTTTTATTGCTTCTTTGGCAAAAAGACATTCTTCATCCAAAAGAATATAACTTTCTTCTTCCATTATTAATTTTTCTTTCAACGCTTCTATTTCAGCTTGTTGCTGGCGTAGCATGGTGGCTGCTTGTTCTAATTGGTCAGCAAGTCTATCATTAGCACCTTCTTGTACGCTTTTACGACTTGTTGCCTTTCTGCGAATTGACGCACGGATTTCCATTGCATCAGCTAGTTCATTTGCGTCCATTATTCACCTCATCAATTTTTTCTTGGTAACTACTTGTTCCGGACCATTCGTCGTTGATGTACGAGATACACAACGCTTTTAGTCGCTCTATTTCGGCTAGTTGGCTATCAATCAGCTCTTTTACTTTTGGTAGCATTGTGTGTACTACCGCCAACTGTGTAACGATTCCCTCGTTTGCTATTTGATTTGCGTTCATTTGTTTTCCTTTATCAATGGTACACCGCCGGTGTCGCCTTTGAATGCTTCTTTCTCTGCATAATCCTTGATTGCTTTTTTGAATATAGCGTCCCAGTTATTCTCAAACTGCTCCTTTGGTACGCCTAGTGGGCGACGTGCATCGCCTTTGCCTCCGTCTCTCATACTATCTCCTAAACTGTGGTACTGGTTTACGTCTGCCAAATGTTTTGCGAACCTTTAACGCCCATATACTACCGTGTACTTTGTTGCGCCAGCCTTGATGGGCACGGCGGATCTTTTGCATCTTAAAGCGAGCTTTAATACGCTTTGGCTTATTATAGTAGTCTTGAATAAGCCGCCGCTTTCCAGCGTCACCAAAGATGACGCCGAACAAGCTACGCTTAATGATGCGTGGAAATCTAAACTTCTTCATCTTGTGGTTTGCCATTAAGCGCAAACTGTGCGTACTGCCACGCTGTATCGCGGACCTCTGAGGGGCTTGCCCCTCTGGCAATGAGGCCCATGGTGGCCGCGCAGGCCAGTGTGAATAGTTGCTCTTCTTGTGTCATTAAAATATCTCTCCGTTGTCTAGTCTTTCAATACTGTCAATGTACCTCTGAGCCTTTGAGTTCAGTCGTACGCCCTTATAAATGTGCTGCCGCTGGCCACCGATGCGCGTGGAGTCCGATTCAACGTGGTGCTCCTGAATCGCCGCCAAGAATCTGCGCTTGAATGACAGCTCGTTGCCCGGCGTGATGCTCTTGTGCAGAGCCCAGCGCTTGTAGCACGCGAAGATGTCGTCCTTGTTCACGGTGTACTCGGGGCCAATCTCGAGCACGTCGTCGATGAACGAGCCGATCGGATTACCAAGTTCGCTCATCAGATCCAAGTACTCTCTGCCCGACTTAGGCTGGATAAAGTTGCCACCGCGTGCCAATCGTCTACGTTGCCCCTCGATCACCCAGTTAAAGATGCCCGAGAGCTCTGACCTGAGCTTAGATGATAGCGAGGTGTCTTCGTTGTTGTAGAACGACTTGCTCATCTTTAGCACCAGCATGCGCCCAGTGAGCGCGTTGGAGTTCTCAGTCAGCTGGAGTACCTCGTTGCTGTACACGATTATTCGTGTGGGTAGGTATCCGTTCCATGACTCCTTGTTCTTTCTATTAACTGTAACAGTGTCGCCGCCAACAATTCTAAGGAGTTGGCTAACAACAGCACTACGGTTACGCTCAGGGGCACGGGCGTCTGTGAAAGAAGCGAGTAGCTTACCCAGCCAAGGTTGCAGACCAAAAGTATCACACAATTCCTCCAGTTGTGGTGCCACTGTATTGTGTTGGCCTAGTAGGTCAACGAGCACCTTGTTAATAGTTCCCTTGCCGCTACGCCTAGGACCGATCACGTTCAAAAACTTCTGCTCTGAGGTGTCCCCTGAGAGTATGTAGCCAAAGTACTCCTGCAGTAGGTCCTTGCTCTCTTGGTCCTCGCCCCACACGTCGTCCAAGAACTTCATCCACTGTGGGCAGTCCTTAGTGGGGTCGTACTCGAACGGCAGTGAGTTGTACGTGAAGAATCCCAGTGAGTGCGCAAACAGTACCAGCTGGTCCATCTGAAACAGTCCGTTGACCATGCTGATTAACTTCTCAGCTGGCGGGTTGGACTGCGCGTAACCGTCTAACCAAACTGGTGGCTTGGTGTTCGGGTCGTTGGCCAAGTGCACGATGGACTTGATCGCGTCAATCGCGGCGTTCACCACTGCAGGGTTGGCGTTGAACGGCACCAGCGCGCCCTTCTTGTCTAGCTTCTGACACTTGTCCAAGAACTTATACAGCTGGGAGCGCACCGTTGCCTCCTCGATGTTGGTGTAGTGCGTGCCGGTGTACACGAAGAACTCTTCGGCGTAGTGCACCAGCTTATAGCCATCTTCCACCGTGTACATCGATGACAAAAACTTCCTTGCGTGGTCTAGCGGGTTGGAGATCTCGAGCACGATCTCTCCGTTGGCCAGAGCCACCTGCAGCTTTTTTTGGTTCACCTTAAATATCAGGGAGCGCAACGTGATGCCCTGACCCTTAAAGCTGTTCCACTTCGTCGTGCATGAGTTGATGCCCGTCACGGTGTACTTGTTGGACTGCGCACTCCAGCGCTCCCACGCCTCTAGTGCCTCGACGTCCTTGTTAAACTGGTGGTGCAAAGCCATACCCACGTTCTTCCAGTCATCGTAGCCACAGTCAGGGTCCAGCTCTGAGAGTAGCTCCGTTTCAACGCGGAGCAAATCCCAGCCCTCGACTGGCGGCGTGTAGTTTGCAAAGTCGTCATCTGACTGGCGCATTGCCCGTGGTGGTACGTGCGCAGTGAGGTCCTGAGGCTCGTTGGGCACGTCGCCTGCAATCTTGTGCCCCGTCATGGTGAAGTAACGGCTCTTAGGATACACCTCCAGCCCGATGGTGTGGTCAACGTGGGCCGAGTGCAGGTCTGCGCGGGTGAATATCTTGATGCCAGTACCGCTTGGTGACACCTCAACGTAGCCCTTCACGTTGTCCATGATGGACTGTGCTAGGTCGTTTAGATCACCGCTCTCAGGATCACGGCAATCGTCAATGTCAATGCCAATGAGGTTATCATCCCCAGTAAAAACGAATCCAATACCGTCAAAATTACCATTCTCGTATGCCTTCTGTGCCGTGAAAAAATCTGTCCAAGTTGCTGGGTTGGTTGATGAGGCAAACTTGCCAGTGCTCTGTACTGGGAGCTTGCTCCACTTTTGCGACTCACCGTCGCCGACTAGCGTGTACTTCCACAGGCAAAACCGTGGTATGCGCTTCAAGTCGCTCGGTATCGCATTAAAATCTACCTCTAATGCTGGCGGTTTTTGTAACATGACTCTCCTCTTTTCTTGCCCTTACTAATACGCAAATCGGCTGACCTGCGTTTCACATTATGAAATATTGAAAAATGCTGCACTGCATCCTGGATTTGGATCCACCATACAAATGAGAATGATTCTTATTTGGTCTATACAAATCAATAACTTACGAGCTCGGATCCACAGTATCCATAGTATCCACCCTTTATTCAGGTTATTTTTTATTTTAAAAAAATAAAAAATAAATATCTGGAGTAAAAGTGAAAACTACTGTGGATACTGTGGATCGTACTCAAAATATCTATTGGAATCAAGCACTTACCGTGCCACCCTTTGGCACCTGTATCCTGCCACTATCCTGCCACTTTTTAAAATCGGGCCATAGAGGCGTTTAAAATGACTGGGTAAGGGGGTAGCCTCACATAGCCCTAAAAAACGCCTCTATGAGGCTATAAACAGACTATGGTGCCGATGCTGGTCTTCGTGCACCTGACAATCGTGCCGTCAGGCATCTGCACAACCTGAGCCAGCGCACTGGCGATGTGAAAGCCAAAGTACAGAATAAACGCCACGATGGCAATCCAGCCATACTTATTCCAGCGGTGGTACTGGCGCTCACGCTCTAAAAAGATAAAGCGCTCGGGTTTGCCGTAGTCTAGCTCAATCCCCCTGCAGTCGCAAACACTGCGCCCTTGGTTACAATTTCCTGAGCACCCCTTCATTTGTTCACCTCGTATCCTAAGTTGTCTTTAATAAATTTGTACGCCCACTTTCTAAACGCGATGCGGTTCTCGCTGGTCTGCTCCTCCCGCTCGTCCCACTTAGCCTCGACCAAGAAGTTACCCTCCAAGTCGTTGAACTCAATCGCGGTAATGTTGCCGTCCTTGTCATAAATATCCGTTGGTATTGCTTTCATGTTATCTCCTTAATTAGTGGTGACTTATCCTTCCATGAGTCGGTGTCACCGTAGTCACCCCTAATCATGCTCATGCGCTCCTCTTTTCTAAACGCTGGCTCGATGGCCCACCATGCTAGGCTGGCCTCCTTGTACTCGACCCACGCGTCATTTTCTAAAAACATGGGATGGTTGAGCCCAGCCACGTCCACGGTGCACACCACGTCACTGGTGGGTTGCCACCCCTTGGCGTTCTTCCTGCGGTACTGCCCCAGCGAGACGTTGTCTCGGGCGCGGATAAAGCGTACGTATGCGCGGGTCTGTTCGTCTGTTAATTTAATCATCGTGTTCATCTTCCATCTTGTCTAATTGTAGGGCGTCTAATGACGTTGGTTCTTGCAACATATAAAACTTTAACTGGTTTACGCGCTTGGTTGTTTTCCCAAGCACCTTGGCCAGCTCCTGAACCGTTGGCGTTCGGCCTAGGGTCTGAGTCAGTGCACGCTCGGTGTACGTCATCTTGCGTATCTCTTCGCGCACCTTAATCGGTATGCGAACTAGGTTCTCCTCGTCGTCCTGCCCACGCTCTACCCCACGCAGGATAAACCGCTTGGCAAAGGTCGCGAACTTGGCGCCGTTCTTTGGCACCCACTGACGTGCCGCCTTGATGAGCGCCTCGTTGCCCATGCCAATCAAGTCCTCCTGAGGCGTGCGTGAGTGGTTCCACGCGGTCAGCTTGCGCACCGTGTACACCACAAAGCGCAGGTTGTGCGTCACTAGCCTGTCCAGTGCCTGCTCGTCACCTTGCTGAATGCGACGTGACAGCTCGTACTCCTCTGCCGAGTCCAGCACTGGTATGCCGTACAGTGACTGCAGGTAGTCAGTTAAAAAGTCGTTCATTATGAGTCCATCCATATAAGAGTTGTTGCCACGGCCGCGGCTATTAGCAATGGCCACAGCTGTGGAAAGAAAAAACACAACACAATAAATCCAGCCAGTGCCACCATGCCCCTATAACCTATCTTGGCAAACAACACTGGAAAGCCCTTGTAAGCCACGTAAAGCAGTTGTGCCGCGGCTATTAGTAACGATACTCCGACGATAAATTGCACCTTGTGTCCTTTCGATGGTTTATGCCCGTGATGTCCGCTCAAAATGGTGCCTCCTGCAGTATGGCTACTGCGACTTGGTACGGGTTTGCTTTAGGCTCGCGCGGTAGTGTCACCAAGCTCATACCATTGGTTAGGTAGGGGGTAGCCTCCAGCTTTGATACAAACTTCCTGCAGGCCCCTCCAAACTCATCCATGAGGACGTAACGATATTGGCTCATGGTATGAATGCCTCGCGCTTGAGCTGGTTGCCCAGCTTGTCCTGCAAGTACATCACCACGTCCCACTCGCCGTCGTCGCGGCCGCGTGAGCGCTCCGCGTTGGTCAGCTTGTCAGCGTACCAGTAAAGCGCACGCTTGATAGCTAGGAACTCCTCCGCGTCGAGGTTTAACTCAAAGCGGTTAGTGTTGATCTTCATGCTGACACCTTGCGCACGACGACTGCGTCCACTGCCTTAATTGCTGTGACCTTAGCCACAGTAGTCACGTCGCAAAACTCGCGAACTAATTTAGGGTCAATGCTGGCTCGGTCGTAGTGTTGCACCTCGGCAATGAAGTCCATTCCTTGGTACTTACCTACACCGCGAGCAATGAGCTCAGCCTTGAGCTTACGAGCTGTAGATTCGAGCTCAGCGATCTGCTGGTTAATGATTCCTAAGTCGTCGATCATGTTATCTGTAATCAATTTAATTCTCCTTTGTGTGTTTTCTAAAATTATACCACGACTGATTCGTGCATTGTTTTGTTGATCTCGCGTATCAGGCTTGCGTCCTCAAACCACATAACGCGTGCGTACGTCCTGCGTGTTGGCTTGCGCGGTGTGCTTTCAGGCGCGTCGCCTGTGTGCACGAACAACGCGAAGGCGTAGCACGCCAGCTTGTCAGTCGCGCACTTGGTTGCGTGCACGCACCCGTCGCACGGCATTGGCTCATTTAAAAACTTTCTCATTTTAAAGTTCATAGTATTACTCCTGATTATCAAGTTGTTCTAGGTCTTCCTGCCACCATGCCATCACGGTGCATATATCGCTCCACTCTGCGTCGTACTGGGGATCTTGACCCTCAGGTATGCAGTCCTCGCGATACGCCTCTAGGGCACGCCAAATCGCGCCAAATTGGCTGTCTCTGTCATTACTGGTTACTGGTTTAAATGTCGCCATCTTGATCTCCTGTGTCCCAATTGCTTACTGCCACAAATACCTGCTGGATGTCGCACTTTGGAAACTTCTCACGCGCGATACTTACAGCCTCATGCGCGTCCTGCGCCCAAAATTGATGCCAGTCATAGTGGCGTGGCTCTTCGTGTGTTGCCAGTTCAATTGCAAATACTTTAGTCTCGTAGCTCATGGTGTTACTCCTCATCAAATTCAAAGTTAATAGTTTGCTTGCAGTGCAGGCACTGCTCCACATATATGATGCCGTTGTCACTGACCGCCTCAGTCTGAGCCCCATCGTATGGGCAGGTGAACGGAGCGTCAGCGTCCGCGATAAACACGTCAATCATTTTGGTCCTTTCTTGCTTTCTCTGAGCACGCGTAGATCTTCGCGATACTGCTCCTTGTTCTCTTCGTACTGGCGACGTGTCATCTCTACGCCACGCTCACCACTGATTGTAGTCGGATCGGGTCGGCACACTAAAATCATGTCGTCAGGTGACTCGACTGGTACCTCGTACACTGGCTCCCATGGCACGTCAGGTGCGCTGGGTTGTTTGGACCAAGTCCGTGACACGTAGCGTGCCTCGTCACGTGCCCTACAAATTGCGTTAAGTGATCTCATGTTAAGCCTCCCATACAGTTAGCTGGGCAGGGTTCTGCCATTCAGCGAATAAATTATACTTGCGCAGTGTCTCAGTAATCACTGGTGACACGCCGAACTCCCAGTCAGGGATCATGTGCCCGTCATAGTAGTCACAGAAGTCGTGACCGTCCTCAGCACTAATCCAAAAATTAGGCTGGTCGTCGTGGTACTCACGTACCGCTACGCCTTGTTTTTTGAGCGCGTTGAACGCGTTGCGAAAAGCTCTTTTCATACTGCCTCCTGTTTCAGAAATAAATTATATAAACCATCTTTGACCTGAGCCAAAGTGTTGCGTACTACATTGGCTGAGCTCGAGAGCTCGACAGCCAACTCACTATCACCACGCGCATTGGCGCAGTCTGCGAGCTCAGTGAGCTCTTTAATATGCGCTCTGAGCGCATTTTCCATCAACAACGCTTGGCGTTGTGTCAGGAATATATCAAAACCTTTTACCATACATCCTCCTATTTGATATGAATAAATTTAAAGTGGTCTTTAATAAACTTATTAGTATGCGCAATAGCCTGCTTGCGGATCTCGTTGAGCTCCTTGGCGATGTTGTCACCGCTCAGCTCCTTGATCCAGCCACGACCGTACCACTGCTCGTGGTTAGGGTGGTAGTCCAGCTCGATGCAGTTCTCACCCCACGTGATGCAGAACGACTTGCCACCCTGCTTTAGGTACTCAGCAAGCGTGCGCATGATGACTGCACGTGATGGCTTGCGCTTGTTGAACTCGATGTCAATTACTGGGAATAGTTGGCTCATAAAATCTCCGTTGTGTTGATGTGTCTATTATACTGGGTCACTGGCTCACTGAGTGAGCTCGTATGGTTTATCCCAGTCGCCTACGTTCAGGTGAAAGTAGTACGCGGTGTCAAAGTAGTCCACCTGCGCGTCCGACTTGTCATAGTAGTCCGCGCTCTTAAGCGCGTCAATGATCTCACCGATCACGCGCTGAGGGCGGTGTGTGAAGTGATCTTCGTACCAGTACGGGTTCACTTGGATGTGGTTGCGTACGTGCAAGTCAAAGTCTTTGCCAGTGGTCTGCTTGAAGTTCTCCATGAAGTCCACTGGGCCACTGCGTAGGGTGCAGGTGATGCTCATGTGATCCTGCACGCGCAGGCTGTACTTGATGCCCAGTGGTTTGAGCACCTTGTCTAGGTTAGCCTTGATGATCTTCTTCTTGTCTTGGTTCATGTATGCCATGGTGTAGCTCCTTATTGGTTATGGTGTAGTTCGTCCATCAGCATGGCCCACTCAATCTCTGCGTCGGTCTGCTCAAGCTCGTCAACGCCGTAGCGTCTCTCTAGCTCTTCAAGTACTTCGGATAGTGGTAGATCTTTGGTCATGTTAGCTCCTCAAGTTTATGTAGTACATCAGTATAGCCGTCGTTACGTTGCAGGACGCCGTCCTTGGCGCGTTTAGTAGCTTGGCGTAGGTTGTTGTCAGTGAACTCCCAGTAATGCGTCACAGCCCCGTCTATGGGGTCTGTGTACGTTGCTCTGTATCGTTTGTTGGTCATGTTGCCTCCTTATGCGGTTTGTAAAGTGCGCCAAGAGCGCGGTGACATCCAAGATTTTAACACCCTGCCAGTACTCTCTTGCGTGTAGTTGAACCACAAGCGCTGTCCGTCTTGCTGTACTGCTGTCATCACTAACCCCTTGGCGTTGACGCGCTTGTCACCAGCCTGAATGCGCTCGGCTGGTACTGGCTTAGCTACTACTGCCAGCTCAGTGCCGTGCACCTTGTCAGCCAGTGCGCTCATCATCTTAGCGAAGTCTTCACCAGCCTTAGCACGGTACGTCATCAGGTAAGCCTCATGCTTACGAATGTCTTGTTGGCGATACTCAGGCGCATCGGCAAACAATGCCACTTCTGCTACGCGCTTGCCGTCTACCATCTTCATGTAGCCAGTCTTGTACTCGACTGGGTCGTGCATGCCTGCCAGTGTCTCTTCTGCCTTGATGCGCAGGTCGTGGGCTTGTTTTAATACATCAGCGATCATGCTGTCAGTCTCAGTACGACGCTTTTCAAGCGGTGCGTAGCGGTGACCTTGACATACGCCTTGGAACCAGCCGTTAGCTACTGTGTAGCCGTGAGCTGAGATGCCGCCGCGTACTGCCTGCTGACGTCCACAGCACTGGCAGTGACCGCGTGTTTGAGTTGATGTTGCCATGGTGATAGCTCCTTTAGTTAATTGATCTCATCAGTACCAGCCTAACTGGTAGACAGCCGTGAGGCTGTTTCGATCTTAATATCCAGCATCCCACTGGCATCCGTTGTCAATCCATCGTGCCTCGTCTTTGGCAGTTTGATAGAGCTCATCTTGCCAGTCGTCATAACCTTGGCAATCTTCTGCGTTATCAAACTCTGTACCGTCTTTGGCGATGTATTTAGTCATAGTGATTCTCCTATTGATTGGTTAGTACTGCCTCGAGAGCACTGCATTGCAATGCGCTCTGAGCACTACTATCTGCCAGCTGTTGGGACACCCTACCCCGCTGGTACTTCTTTAGAGCTCCATCCACTGTCTAGGCGGAGCTCACAGGCACCTATGCACCTGATCTGCCACACGTTTTACAAGGCTGGTACTTAGTCACCTTGCACTGGTAACGCCAGTGAGTCGATCGCTCGGCTAGTGGGCTCTTCGCTTAGTTACTGCATGACACGCTGAACTGTGGCACCGCTCCTAATCACCTGACTGCCTTACAACAGACTCCATTATAGTCACAGATATACGCATTTTGATTCCACGATGTGAAATAATTCGGAGTGTGCACTAACATAATTTGGTCACTGGAAAACGGACAGCTAACCCCCGTGGTTACTGGAATACTAGAGATCTCAGAGAGTTGAGGGGTAAGTATCACCTGATAGCGATCGCGTCTCTATGGCCCGATTAGGGGCATTGCTGGGGATTCGCTATCGGGCAATATCGCCACCTCACGTCCACCCACCCTCTCAGGCTCTCGCGTGCGCGTACCACTCAGCCACACCACCACACTGCACCACCGCGCCCACTCCACCACCCCACCAGCCTGCCGTCCCTAGCACACTGCCAGCTCAGCGTCAAGCAATACCCATACTGCCAGTGTGGTTATTAGCTGGGCCAGCACGCTGGGGCCCGCGTCCACTCTGTCCCCATTACTAGCAGTCAGGGTGGGTGAGTGCCAGCGTGGGGCGCGAGGGGCTGTTCCACATTGTGAGATGGCGTTCCGCATTGTGGTGGCCCTCCTTTGTGGCGCAGGGTCCCCTTTTTGCCAAGTCGACACCCCGTGAGCAGGTACCCAGGGGGCCGGGCGGAGGCCCCAGGTCAAAGCTCAAGTTTGTATAATTTTTTATTATTTTTTGTTATATAGACAAAAATGCTGCACTGCATCCTGGATATTTGCCAGGGTACAATTTTGTATGGTGGCACGATAACCCGTTGATTTTAAAGAACATTATACTTACGATCCACAGTATCCACAGTAGTTTTACTTTTTTTTATTTTTTTTTAAAAAAGATAAAAAGATATATAGGGTAATAGTCGTTTAGACCCTGGATACTATGGATACTGTGGATAGTGATTACTTTTAGTTATATAGACCGGCCGTTAATATGATTTTTAGTTATATAGGCCAAAATGCAGCATTGTGCGTATTAGTAGGAGTATGAACAAGTACGTTTACCAAATCCAAGGCGCACTGGAAGACAGCAACCAAAACCTACTAGGGTTACGAGTGCTGGTGTGTGACCTGCACAATTTTGATTCAGTAGACGTACCAATTGAGGTTTTAGATAAAGAGACAGCTAAGTACTTAGCTTTTCGTCTAAAACTAACAGACGGCGCCTTGGTTATCCAAAAACTACCCAATGGCGTCATTAACAAAATTAGACTGCTATTAGGCAAATACCTAGATAAGTGGGTATTGGAAAACTTTCATGGCAATATTGGCAACACAAAAGGTGTTAACCCTTGACTATTGGAAAATAGCGCAGGACATCAGACCGGGTGACATTGTATTTGACAGACTGGGCCGCAAGGTCCGGGTAAAGCTCGTCCACCCCCTGGACAAACGCGCATGTTACCGAGTCACGTTCCTAGATGGAACCTCAGTGGCTGGGGATAAAGACCTCAAATTGCCAATTGAAACGCCAAAGTACCGCAAAAGGACTTGGGAATACAAAGGCAAATTCCAATTTCGCAGGCCGCTATCCAATCTCTCCCTTGGAACGCTGTCTGAAATGGAACTGATTAACAAGCACGGTAGGCTTATGTACAGCGTACCGACCGCTGGACCGTTAGAACTGCCCCATAAAGACCTGCCAGTGCCGCCGTTTGTGTTTGGGTTGTGGTTTTTCTCTAAAAGAAAAGACGGAACCATAAAAATTCCAGAGAAACACTTTGATTTTATTGTGGAAAAACTAAAAGACTACGGCTATATACCAACATCTTGGCGTGATCCCATCAAAAAACGCCGGGTGTACAGCACAAAGCCAACTGTCATGTCGCACTTGGCGCCCAATGTGCCATACAAAATCCCAAACAACTACCTGTTAGCCAGCCCAGAGCAACGTCTTGAGCTGCTTAGTGGGATTATGTATGGAAAACCAAATCAATATAACCAAAAGTTAGATAGATTTCAGTTTAGCTCCAAACATTTACCAACAGTCAAACAAATTCAGTACCTTGCTGAGACGCTTGGCTGTAAAACTTTACTTGAGGGACCCAATCCATTATCAGGATACACGGTCTACATCAAAACAAAATTAAAACTCATGGAACATCAGACCCCAGCGCCAATCAAAGTGCGACAAAACTGGAGAATGATTACCAAAATTGAAGAAATTACACCACAGGCGTGCGTTCACATCGAATTAGATGGCGACGATAGCACGATGTTGGTAGAAGAAGGATTTATTGCATGCCTTTAACACCCGAAGATAAAAAAGAACTGATCAAGTTCGCAGCCGATCGACCACACTGGCCCAAACCAGAGCTTGACGCCGCAATATGGCGCATCACTTGGGCTAAACAAGCGTTAGCACACCAACAAGAACCCGAAGATGGAGAGTATGACACGTTCCTTATGCTTGCAGGCCGCGGCTCTGGCAAGACACACACTGCTAGCCATTGGATTGGCATTCGTGCTTGGCGCTTCCCCGGCACTCGCTGGCTTGTCACCGCCCCAACCTCTAATGATATTCGTGCAACTTGCTTCGAAGGAGACTCCGGTCTTCTCAATATCATACCCAAGAGCCTTATACGAGATTACAACAAGTCCCTCTTTGAAATTACCCTCATCAACGGATCAATCATTCAGGGGATTCCAGCTTCAGAACCAGAACGTTACCGCGGTAAACAATACCACGGAGCTTGGTTCGACGAGCTATGTGCATTCGACTATCTTGACGACGCATACGACGGCGTACAGTTCACCTTACGACTTAAAGATCCAAGAATACCCCGTGTCCAGCAGATCATCACCACCACCCCTAAGCCAAGGGAGCTCATTGTCGACCTCGCCGAAGGTAAAGTCGGTGGCGACGTCTACATGGTCAACGCGTCCTCGTTTGACAACCGGGAAAACCTGTCAGAAACGTTTTTCAAACAGTTAGAGACATACGACGGCACCGACATTGGTCGTCAGGAGATCTACGGTGAGATTCTGGACCCAGAGTCCGCCGGTATTATTAAACGTAAGCAGTTCAAGATGTGGCCTGCTGATAAGCCCACACCAGAGCTGGAGTATGTCCTAGCTTCCTACGACCCCGCTACATCGGAAAAGACACACAACGACCCCACTGCTTGCACAGTATGGGGAATCTTTGAACAACAAGACGGTGGCACATGCGCAATCCTTCTTGATTCCTGGGACAACCACCTTTCCTACCCAGAACTACGCCGCAAAGTAGTAAATGATTTTAAAGAGGTTGTATACGGCGCAGATAATGAGTTTGCTAAGGGCAAAAAGGCAGACCTCATCCTCATGGAAGACAAATCTGCTGGTATCTCACTAATCCAAGAGCTCAGAGGCGCAGGAGTGCCAGTCCAAGGTTACAACCCCGGCCGCGCGGACAAAGTGCAGCGCCTAAACATCGTAGCACCCCTGGTAGCTAAGGGAAAAGTGTTCATTCCAGAAGACCCCAAAAAGCCCGGCGAGTTTGCTGACTGGGCAAAGCGTTTTCTGCGCCAAGTCTGTTCGTTCCCTGAAATGGGTGGCCATGATGACTATGTGGATTCCCTATCACAAGCCCTTCGTATCCTACGAGACGATGGTTGGCTGCAGTTAGACTACCTCCCAGCTAGGGATTATGACTACGCTGACGATGATGTACGCAAGCGTTTTGCCAATCCCTACGCCCAATAAGGGCGGATACGTCAAAAACAGCGTATTAGTAAATATAAGGGTTGAGTTAGGCCCACCAAATTCCAAAATGACATAATCTATGGCACAACCACAATTACCTATCCAAGCTGGCGGCAATTTGCCTGGTCTTGATCGTGAAAATGATATTCAAGATGCAAAACAGCAAGACGCTGACATGGAAGAGTACGAAGACATACTGGGTTTAGACTCCGACGAAGTAGAACAAGAAATAATTGAACTGGACGATGGTTCGGTGGTGGTTAACTACGTCGAAAAATCTAGCCCACTAAAAAATCCAGAGTTCTACGCAAACCTTGCAGAAGTGTTTGATGAGCAGACATTAAATTCACTCTCCATCGAATACCTTGACTACATTGATGTAGACAAGGAGGCACGCAAGCAAAGAGATAAGCAATATGAAGAAGGACTTCGTAGAACGGGCCTTGGTAAGGACGCTCCTGGTGGTGCTACTTTCGACGGCGCTTCTAAAGTTGTTCATCCCGTCATGGCCGAGGCTTGTGTTGACTTCGCAGCTTCCGCCGCCAAAGAGCTATTACCATCAGACGGCATCGTCAAGTCCAACATTAAAGGAAACGACGACAAAACCAAAGAAGAAGTCGCAGAACGAAAAGTCGAGTTTCTTAACTGGCAATTAACCCAACAAGTCCCTGAGTTCCGCGATGAGATGGAGCAGTTGTTTACTCAATTGCCGCTTGGTGGGTCACAGTACCTTAAATGGATGTACGATGAAGAACAAGCTCGCCCAACGTGCGAGTGGGTTCCAATTGACAACATCATTTTACCTTACGCCTCAACAAACTTTTACACAGCGCAGCGCGTTACTGAGCAACAAGACATCACTGGCGATGAATACCTAAAACGTATTGATGCTGGTCTGTATCGTGACTTGGATAATTTAGAGTATACCTCTGACGCTCCGCTTAATGACCAAACTAAGAGTAAAGCAGCAAACGATAAGATTGAAGGTATTGATATGCCTTCTAAAAATATCGACGAGTTACGCAGAATTTATGAAATCACTTGCTTTATGCGACTGGAAGCTGATCCGGAAACAGAAGGTAAACGTGCACCATACACTTTGACCATTGACGAATCAACAAACAAGGTATTAGCCTTGTACCGCAACTGGGATGCAAATGATGAAAAACGTGAAAAACTGGACTGGATTGTTGAGTTCAAGTTCATCCCTTGGCGTGGTGCTTATGCTATTGGTCTCCCCCATCTTATTGGCGGTCTCTCTGCTGCTCTCACTGGTGCTCTACGTGCTCTGCTTGACGCTGCTCATATCAACAACAGCCAGACGTTACTTAAACTCAAAACTGGAAGAGTGTCTGGACAATCTGATCGAATTGAACCAACTCAAGTAGTTGAAGTAGAAGCGGGCGCTGGCGTGACTGACATTCGTCAGATTGCTATGCCAATGCCATTTAACCCACCTTCAAGTGTATTGTATGATTTGCTTGGTTGGTTAACACAAGCTGCTAAAGGTGTTGTTACTACAGCTGAAGAGAAGATTGCTGACGCTAATAGCCAGATGCCAGTAGGCACAACCCAAGCTCTGATTGAGCAGGGTGCCAAGGTATTCTCTAGCATTCACGCACGCTTACACCGCAGCCAAGAAAAATCACTGGCCATCATCTCACGTATCAACCACTGGTACTTGCAAGAGATGGACAACCAGTCCGGTACTGAAATTGAGGTACGTGACTTTGCGTATAACTCAGATGTTCGCCCAGTATCCGACCCTAACATTTTTTCTGAGACACAACGTCTTGCTCAGAATCAAGCCCTCCTACAGATGGCAGGCACTGCACCTCCAGGAATGTTTGACATGCGCGCAGTATACAAACGCGTACTCAAGCAATTAAAAGTTCCTGAGATGGAAGAAGTACTGCCAAACCCACAAGGCGCCAACGAATCCAATCCGGCCTTAGAGAACGTCTCTATGACGATGGGACGACCCGCTGCCGCCTACCCCGACCAGGATCATATTGCACACCTTAAGATTCACTTAGAGTATGCACAAAATCCTGCGTACGGTGGTAACCCTATCATTGGCCCAATCTTTGCGCCGCACGCACTTGAACACATCAAGCAACACTTGACACTGCACTACTTGCAATCTATGCGCTCTTATGTTGCCCAGGCTTCCGGCGGCGAAGATGTACTCAAACTACACCAAGAACAGCCACTGGATCAAGAAGCCCAACAAGCCTTGGCACTTGCTTCCCAAATGGTTGGCCAAGATGCACAGCAAACTATTGGACCATTCCTACAGCAAATTACTGGTCTGGCTCAGAAAGTATCACAAGCTCAACAACAGCAACAACAAACTATGCTTATGTCTGATCCAACTGCTGCGGCAATTGTTAAGACCCAGACAGCTGAGACTCAACGTAAGTTGCAAGAAGCTCAGGCTAAAATGCAGCTTGATACTCAGAGCATGCAACAAGATTATCAAATTAAGATTGCAGAGCTACAACAGAAAGTTCAAGAGTTGCAAGCTAAGTACAGCACGCAGACTAATATTGATAACCAACGCAACGCCACAGACATTGCAATGGCTAACATCAATAATGCTGCAAAAGAGCGTGTTGCCATGATTTCAGCTGGTACTCAGATGGATCAGCTACAAACAAAACTAGAAGCAGATCAAAATCAATCTGCTATGGAAGCTATCCAAGCCTCTGACCAAGATATTCGTCAGCATGGTTTAGCAATCCAGCAACAAGCATTCGAGCAACAAGCTCAACAAGTTCAACAACAAATTGAGGCACAACAAGCCGCTCAACAGCATCAACAAGGTTTAGCACAGGCCCAACAGCAGCATGCAATGGAGATGCAGCAACAGGACCAGCAACACCAACAGGGTTTGGCACAAGCCCAGCAGATGCACGAACAGCAAATAGCCCAAATGCAAGAGCAACAAGCTCAACAACCACAACAACCCACTGAAGGACAATAATGGCAACTAAAAAATCAGCTGAAGACCAATTAGGCTTCCGCAAAGCATACAAAATGACTGGCACCCCTGGCTACGCTGGCGGTCCTGGTGAGACAACTATCGACAAAGGCGCTTCAGGTTCTAAGCGTGCTAACAATGCAGTACTTAACCAAAACAAAATGGCTAAGTCACCTAAAGTTGGCCCAGGTAAAAACCTTAACGAAATCGAAGGCGGCAACTTTTATTAATATTTGGGGCGGATTTATCCGCCACAGCGTATTAGTAAAAGTATGAAAGACTTTATTAGTGAAATTATCGGTCGCGTAAGGACTGAGATACAAAATCATGCGGAAACCGTCACCGCCGGCACTAACATCAACTCGTTTGATGATTACAAGCAGTACGTAGGCATTATTCAAGGTCTGCAAATGACTTTAGATATTGTCAACGAAATTCTGACGGAGAATGACGACGAATCGTAAGATTCAGAAAGGGATTGCCGGATGGCGATTGATTTTAGAGAACAAGACGAACCAGATTTACGAACAGAACTTGAGTGTTTCCCTGACGTAGACCCTGGAGTCGAGATTTTAGGTGACCGAGTACTTGTGCAGTTACGCAGGGAAAAGGTAACCAGTAAAGGCGGTATAATCCTAGTGGATGAGACCAGACAAACCTTACGTTTTAACGAAACAGTAGCTAAAGTACGAGCAATTGGACCCTTAGCATATAAGAGCCCAGAAGATTTAACCCCTTGGATTGAAGGTCCTTGGTGTCAAGTTGGCGATTTAGTTCGCACAATCAAGTACGGTGGTGATCGTTTCGTAGTGCAGCCCGACGATGATGGCGCGCCTGTGGTGTTTATTACATTACAAGCCCGTGAAGTGATCTCCAAGATCAAATCATTCGAAGCAGCACAGAAAATGAAAGCGTTTGTAGACTAATAACTTTGTAGAAAGTAAAGAATGGCAAAGAAAGACGACGACCATGTTCCAATGAAGGAACAGGAAGATGGCACACTGGTAGCTAAAATAGATTTACCAGAAGAAATTGAAGACCACGAAGAAGGTGGTCATGTAGAAGCAGAAGACACCCGCAGTGATGAAGAGCGTGAAGACGACGAAGCAGCCGAAGAAGGCGAAACCGACGAAGAACGTGAAGCAATCCGCGAGGCCCGTAGAGAAGAGCGTAAACTCAAAAAAGAGTTAAAGAAGCAACGTGAAATCTCTGCTAAGAACAAGATTACAGCACTTGAGCGCCGCAATGCCGAACTGGCAGAGCGTCTAGCTAAGGTTGAAAGCACTACAGTATCTTATCAATTTGCACAGATTGACAAGGCTATCGAAGACGAAGCCACACGTGTCGAATACGCAAAGATGAAGATGCTACAAGCAGCACAATCTGGCGACGCAGCCGCTCAAATTGAGTATTTGGAACAGTTGACAGACGCTAAACAGCGTTTAAAACAAGCCGAACACTATAAGAAACAACAAGTAGAGCAAGCTAAAGTACCAAAAGAAAACGTACCTAATCAGATTAATACTGAAGTACAAGCCAACGCAACAAAATGGCTTAAAAAGAACTCTTGGTATGATCCACAAGCTCGAGACACAGATAGTAGAATTGCAAAGGTAATTGACCAAGAACTAGCAGCCGATGGTTGGGATCCAGCAGATCCCGAGTATTGGGATGAGCTAGACAGTCGTTTGCAGTCTCGTTTACCCCACAGATACACTTCAAAAGGAGGCTCTGTGAAACGAGCAAACGCATCAACATCCGGCCGTACTGCCGCTACAAATAGCGCAAAACCCGGAACCATCACATTGAGTCGTGATCGTGTACAAGCGATTAAAGACGCTGGTGCATGGGATGATGTAGAGAAACGAAACAAAATGATCCGCGCTTATGCGTCGTATGATCGTCAAAATAAAGGTTAATTATCATGGCAAACAACAGAATCAAACGTGACTTAGATGATCGCTTAGCCGATCGAGTTACCGCAACAAAAGAACGGATCGCTTCTGAGGATCCAAACGAATTAGCAAAAAAGGAGCGTGTAGCTGCGTTCCGCGATAAATGGCAAAACAGTGCATTACCTGATTTGCCAAACGGGATAATTCCCGGCTTTCATTTGTGCTGGTTATCCACTACAAATAATTATGACAGTATCGACAAACGTATGGCGTTGGGTTATGAGCCAGTTAAAGCCTCAGAATTAGGAGTAGGCTTTGAAGGACTAGGCAAAATGAGCTCGGGCAAGTTTGAAGGCTGTGTTAGCTGTAATGAAATGGTTCTCTTCAAGTTACCAGAAGAAATCTATCAAGAAGTGATGAAAATGTTGCACCTTGAGGATCCCCTTGAGCACCAACGTAATATCACCGCGCAAGTTCGGAGCACTGCTCAAGAAGGCAAAGGTGGT